GAATGGGAGGAAGCGCGCAAAGTCAAAGTGAAAATGCTGCATATGCTCAAGATGGATTTAGTATTAATCATGATGGATCTGGTGCGTTTACAATTTCTAATCGTGGTGGATCTAAATGGATTAGACTTTCGACTGGTACAGACGGAGTTGCTGGATTCCATACTTTTAATGTAAGAGATGGCAATGTCATTGTTAATCAAAATGCTATTAGTTATTCAACACACGATAACACACCAGTTGTCGGAGGTGCAGCTACGACCAATAGACTGCACGTAAATGGTTCTATTCAACTCACAAATAATGATGATGCTTTTGTAGTTGGGCGTGGTGCAGCTTCTTTCTTTAAAGATGAGGAAATTGGTTTTGGTTGGGGTGGTGGTTGGTACATGATTGACTCCACATGGGTAAGAGTAAGAAACGACAAAGACGTATATACTGCTGGTTTGATGCGAGCAGATAGCAGTATGCGTTCACCAATTTTTTATGATCAAAATGATACTGGTTATTATGCAGATCCAAATAGTGGTTCTAGACTACTACACATTTTTGCTGGAAACGTAAGTTCGAGCAATGATGGTAGTTGGAATGCTAGAATGAATCTTGTTGGTTCTTCTCATGCGAGATTAGATGTAGTTAGCAATAGTGATGGCATTATCACTACGATGTTTTCACACACTGGTCAAGGCGTGGGCAAAATTGGAACGTATTCTAATCATCCGCTGACGTTAATGGCACAAGGCGCTAATGACGGAGGGTACGTTTACAACGGATCAATTCGTTCACCAATTTTCTATGATTCAAATAACACAGGTTATTATGTAGATCCAAATAGTACTTCACGAATGAATAGTATTCAGCCTGATGAAATATACAATTATGGTTGGTTCCGTAATTGGAATTCAGGCCAAGGCTTATACAATCAGGCTACAGGTCAACACTGGTATTCTGATAGTGGAAGCTATTGGAACATGGGTTCAGGAACAAATGGTCAAGGTATCCGCTTTAGAGATAATCATGCAGGTACTGTTCGCGGTTATGTTTATTATGATAATGGCAACAACGTTGGTTTTCTAAATCAAGATGCTAACTGGAGATTACGTGTCGTAGGTGGAGACTATACCTTAGTCGAAGGCACGTCTATGAGAGCTTCAATCTTCTATGATTCTAATGATACTAACTGGTACGCAGATCCAAACAACATTTCAAGATTTAAACACATAGATCATTTTTCTAATTACGGATATTTCCGTGGTGCTAATAGGGCAATAAATGATTGGGAATACAGTGGATTAAGCACAAATCCAACAGTAAACGATTATAGTGATGGCTCGTGGTATATTCAAAGTACTGCGTATAATTGGGATAGGGGTCTTTTAAGTCACGCGAGATACCGTCGTGTAGAAGGTCTAACATTTGAATATGAAGTATATATTACTTCTGGCTCATATGCTATGATTGGATTTACTGGAGGTGATTCTACTAGTTATAACTATTCACAAACTCCTGCTAATTTAACATATCATGATAATGGAGCATTAAGCACTTATACAAATGGTTCAGGTACAGGAAGTGATTATTCTTTTAATTATTATAACGCATGGTGGAAATTTAAGATTGTATTGATGGGGCGCGGTGCTCGTCATTATGTTTACAGAGACGGTGAGTGGCAATTAATTAAAAGTGTTTCTACAAATGATCAAAACTCATATGAGTGGGTAAGAATATTAGTTAGTTTTTACAATGGATCTATCAATTGGCGCGATTTAAAAGTATATGTGGATAATAACCACTATAGAGGTCTTGAATACAGAGGTAATTTTGCTGGAATAGTAAGAGCAGCGACAGATGTAAGAGCACCAATCTTTTATGATTCTGCAAACACTGGTTACTGGTTTGACGGTGCTTCAACTAGTACATCTATTTACGTTGCAGGATCTATTACTGCTGCTGGTAACGTAACAGCTTACTCTGATATTAGACTTAAGTCAAACATCAAACCTATTGAAAACGCAGTTGATAAAGTTAAACAAATCAACGGTGTCACCTACGATAGAAAAGAAAATAACAAGCGCCACACTGGTGTTATAGCTCAAGACGTTCTAAAAGTTCTACCAGAAGCAGTCGAAGGATCAGAAGAAAGCATGTATTCAGTGGCTTATGGTAACATGGTTGGTCTTCTTGTTGAAGCTATCAAAGAACAAGATGAAAAGATTTCCAGACTTGAAGCTCTAGTTGAAACACTTATAAATAAACTAGGAGAGAAATAATGCCAGCAATAACAACTAGACAAGGGTTGATTGATTACTGTCTCAGAGCTTTAGGCGAGCCAGTCGTTGAGATCAATGTCGATGACCAACAGATAGAGGATAGGGTAGACGACGCTATCGAACACTGGAGACAGTATCACCACGACGGTGTAGAGAAGATGTATCTTAAACATCAAGTTACTCAACAAGACGTTACTAATAGATACATTCCGATCAACGACTTAATTTATGGTGTAAGTAGAGTATTTCCTATCGCTGCTGGCACCAGTACTTCTAAGTCTATCTTCGACTTACAGTATCAACTTCGCTTAAACGATCTCTATGACCTGACTTCTACTTCTGTCATATATTACTCTCAGGTCATGAGTCATCTAGCTCTATTAGATCTAACACTAAATGGACATCCAATATATCGCTTTAATCGTCTTACTAATAAACTCTATATTGAAGAAGACTGGACACAGAATATAGCTCCAGGAACTTATCTTCTTGTAGAATGTTATAGAGTATTAGATCCTGTCGAAGTTCCTAGAATGTACGGCGAATCTTGGTTGAAATATTATACCACAGCTTTAATTAAGAAACAATGGGCTACCAACATGAAGAAGTTCCAGGGTCTTCAGCTTCCTGGAGGAGTCACGATCGACGGCGATAAACTTTATGCTGAAGCTGAAGAAGAAATTAAAGCTTTAAAAGAAGATCTACAGAATAAGTCGGCACCATTAGAATTCTTTTTAGGTTAATATGGCTCGTAACGTATACTTCTCTCACGGCACGAAGAACGAACAGTATCTTCTAGAAGACCTTATCATCGAGTCGATCTCGATATTTGGTCAAGAGTTTTACTATATTCCTCGTGTATTAGTCGCAAAAGATGAGATACTTGGAGAAGATAGACTATCAAAATTTAAGAATGCTTTCCCGATCGACATGTACCTAGAGTCTGTCGATGGATTTGAAGGTCAAGGAGCTTTCATTCAGAAGTTTGGTTTGATGATGGAACAGTCTGCTACTCTAACAGTCGCTCGTAGAACGTGGGAACGATTCATTGGTAAACACAATCAAACTATTATTCCTGAGCGCCCATGTGAAGGAGATCTTCTTTGGTTTCCTTTGACCAATGGTTTGTTTGAAATTAAGTTTGTAGATCATCAAGACCCTTTCTATCAACTGAAGAAATTATATGTCTATAGGCTTCAGGTCGAATTGTTCCAGTACGCTTCTGAGAAGATAGAGACTGGTAATACAAACATCGATGTATTTCAGTCGCTTAAGACTTTTGATACTACTAAACAGACGGACGTCGAAGTTCCCGATGGATATGGAACTAACAATAAGTTCAAGCAAGAAGCTCAAAACATCGTCTTTGACACCAACAATCCATTTGGTGACTAATGCTTAACAACAACATATTCTATCACGGAATTACTCGAAAGGTTATTGTAGCCTTTGGTAGTCTATTCTCTAATATTAGAGTTCAGCGCAAGGGTCCTACGACTGCCGACAACCAGACTATCAATGTGCCTATCGCTTATGCTCCAAAAGAAAAGTGGATAGTAAGGTTAGATCAAGATCCAAATTTGAATTATAATACCTACGTAACTCTTCCTAGAATGTCATTTGAGATTACCGGTATAAACTATGATGCTTCTAGAAAAACTAATCGCATGAGCTATATTACGTGTGGTACACCTGGCGCAGATACAGTTAAGAAAATGTATGCTCCAGTACCATATAATATCGACGTGAGTCTCTATATACTAAGTAAGACTCAAGAAGACGCTCTACAGATAGTCGAACAGATAGTGCCATACTTTACTCCAGAATACACTCTATCGATTAGAGCTGTTCCACAGTCAAACGTTATCAATGACATTCCTATTATTCTCCAAGGTGTTTCTATACAAGACGACTACGATGGAGACTTTGAGACCCGTCGATTCATCACTTATACTCTTACATTTACTCTTAAAGCCAACATGTATGGTCCAGTAATCGATGGTAAGATGATTACCACGACCCTAGTAGATGTAGCAGATCTCGATGAGAATGTTATTACATCTTACGACGCTGATGGAAATAAGACTACCGGTAATATAACAGAACAGTGGACCGATGTTTGACAAACTAAAAGTATATAATTCAAATAGTAATCTGAAGGGTGCTGGCCAACAGATAAGCTATACCGAAGATGAGATAAAAGAATACCTGAAGTGTGCTGAAGATCCAATATATTTCATAAATAACTATTGTATGATCGTGACGCTAGACCACGGTCTACAGCCTTTCAAGTTGTATCCGTGTCAGGTCAATAAGATAAGGGTTATTCATGAGAATCGTAAGGTTATCCTTATGGAAGGTCGACAGCAAGGCAAGACGACTTCGTCGGCTGCGTATATTCTCTGGTATACGCTCTTCCAGTCGAATAAAACGGTTGCCATTCTCGCTAATAAAGCCGTCGCTGCTCGAGAAGTTCTCTCAAGATATCAACTGATGTATGAGCATCTACCCAAGTGGATGCAGCAGGG